TTAGAGGCTTTTAACAAAAAGATAGACCAGTATACTACATTAATTAATAACTGGCACTTAGATCAGGAGACTGCAGAGGAGTTGCAGAAGGTTATGATTGGTATAGAGAAGCTGTTGGGAACAAGAACTGTTCTCTTAGAGGCTATTGAGCGTAGAGGTGAAAGGAAAACAATTAGTGGTGAACAGACTCTGAGCTTTTTAGAGGATAGAGCTGTAAGACTTAAGGATGCCTAAGAAGTTTAACGTACAAGACTATAGGCCTATACCTAATCATGGTCACCCAAAGCTAGACGCAGACAGTTTAGTATATCAAGATTATTGGGAAGAAGAAATGCACCGATGTATTCACGGTTATAAACCTCCTGGTGGGGAGTGGATACCTGGTAATTATTATTGGTATCTAAACTATTATATGATACTTGGTAATGATGGTACAGACTCAAACCGTAAATCTCTTATATACCCATGGTATAGAGATATGGATAAGGAGTACTTTATGCTATTTGATACCTGTCGTAAGGAAGGTAAAGGAATGATCGTTATTAAAGCAAGAGATAAAGGGTTCTCTTATATGAACTCTGGACTGGTAGGTCATGAATTTACTTTCTTTCCGCATTCCGAAGTAGGAATTGCGGCTGGACTTGGTGTTACGGCTAACTCGTTTTTTGAGAAAACAAAAAAAGGGTTGATGAATCAACATCCTAATTTTCGGCACGGGTGGTTAAAGGATACTAAGGATGTGTTACGGGCAGGGTATAGGCAGAAGAACGCTGAAGGGCGTTGGGAGATAGGTGGCTATCAGTCTGTGATACACTGTAGAACCATGGATGATCCAGAAGTATATAAAGGTGAGCGTCTATCTATAATGATATTTGAAGAAGCAGGAGAGTTCAAGAGACTGAAGAATGCATACATGTCATCAAAAGCTTGTTTCATGGATGGAGCAATGCAGTACGGAGTTCCTGTAGTGGGTGGTACTGGTGGTGATATTGATGCAGCATCTGCTGACTTTATGGATATGTATTATAATGCTGATGCATTTAATCTTATTCCGATGTTTATTCCTGCATCAAGGGCATTACACGGATTCTTTAGCCCTAAGACTGGAGTTGATGATGAGCAAAAAGCATATGAGTACATAGAAGGAGAAAGAAAGAAAATATTAGAAGGTGGTGGGGATAGTAAGGCATACAATTTGCATTTACAAAACTACCCCTTAACTATACAGGAAGCTTTCCTTAAAACTAAAGGCTCTAGGTTTGATATAGCACTGCTTAATCAACAAAGAGGTAGAGTACAAGAATTAGCAGATCCTGAGCAGCACATAAGTACTGGTTATTTAGATTGGGTAATAAATGAGGATGGTTTAACTAACGAGGTTAAGTTTACTCCACACCCACACGGCCCATATAAGATTTTACATCAACCACAAACTAATATGTCTGGATTAGACATAGGTGGTATTGACTCGTATGACCAAGATCAAGCAGGAGCAGCTCCATCTTTGGGTTGTGCTATGATATTTAGAAGAATAGCTGATACTAATCAACCTTATAGGTTGCCAATAGCAGAATATACAGACAGACCAGAAACAGCTGATCAGTTTTTTGAAGGATGTCTAAAATTAGCTGTATATTATAACGCGCAAATGTTAGTTGAGTATACTAAGATTGGAATATTAGATTATTTCCTTAGAAATAAAGCTCAAAGATATTTAAAAACAAAACCAAGGTCTGCACACTCACCTGGTACTAAAACTAGAAATAATTATGGTGTGCATATGAATAAGCAAATAAAAGCGTATATGGAATCTTTAATGTATGATTACATTAAGGAAAGAGGTGACGAAATATGGTTTATAGACCTTTTAGATGAGTTATGCGACTGGGGTTCGCGTAATACGGATAGAGCAGTTGCATTTGGTTTGTGTTTAATCCACGAAAATGATAACTTTGCAATTGAAGTAAAAAATAGAGAAGAAGAGTCTGTAAAAGAAAGCGGATTTATATATTATAAGTACGATAGTAATGGAATACCTGTTAAACACATAAAATAATGAAGAATTTCCCTAGTCAGTTATTACCTGATTCTAAAAAAGATAAGAAGTGGTGTGAGCATATGCTTGACGCTATTGTTAATCACACAGATCATGTAAGTAGTCCTGAAAATAGGTATCGATTAAAAGATGTAAGAAATTACGATATATATAACGGTGAGTTTAACCGTGACGATTACAAATACCTTACAGAGCAGTATGGATACAATTATCCAGCTCGATTAGTAAATTACCCTATAGTACAACCTAAAATAGACCTATTATTAGGTGAAGATTTGCATAGACCTCTTGATACTAAAGTTGTGACAGTTAATCAAGAAGCTATTAACAGAAAAGAAGACCATAAAGTAACTATGGTTATGAATAAGTTAATGGAAGAGGTTAAAGAGGAGATGGCGAATCTTGGTATGGATGTAAAGACGGAAGGTCAGGAAATTCCTGTACCAGATGACATAGATACATTTATGCGCTACAATTACAGAGAGTCTATAGAAGAAGCAGTTCAAGATGGTTTAGAATTTTTGACTAATAGATATAAAATTAAAAACAAATTCAAGGAGGGCTTTAGGGATCTACTAATAACTGGTAAGGAGTGCTATCGCGTAGAAATTAAAGATGGTGACCCACAGGTTAGGCGCGTAGACCCAAGGTCTCTCGCTTATGATTTGTCTAGCGAAACAGACGACTTAGGAGAATCTAACTGGATAACAGAAGAAAGATGGTTGTGTCCTAGCGATATAATAGATGAGTTTGGTGAGCAGTTAGATGACAAGCAAATAATGCTTATAGAATCTATGTCTCAACAAAATAAAGCAGATATTAAATCTGAACATAGAAATTGGTACATGAACGGTGAATCTGGTGAGCTTAGAGTAAAAGTAGTTCATGCAGAGTGGAGATCTTTAAGAAAGATACAATATAAAATAAGTCCTAACAAGCATGACAATGATAAGCCGTTTAGAAAAATGGTTTCTGATAAATATAGAAAGCGTAAAGGAGAAAAGGTTCGTAAAGTTGTTGTTGACGATATTTGGCAAGCTACAAAGATTGGTGGTTCGATTATGGTTAATTGTCAGCGAGTTCCTGATCAAATACGTTCTTTAGATGATCCTAGTGCAGCTAACCTAAGTTATGTTGGTTGCGTTAGAAACCATACTACAGGTAGTTCTGTTTCTATGGTTGATTTACTTAAGAATGTTCAGATGCTATATAATATAACTATGTATCACATAGAATTATGTATGGCTAGATCTGGTGGTAAAGCCGTTGTTTATGATGTAGCTCAAATGCCAGCCAATCTTGGAATGAACATGCAGGATATAATGTATCACATTAAGAATGATGGTATTATACCTATTAACTCTAAGGATGAAGGTTTGCAAGCGCAAACATTTAATCAATTCCAGCAGATAGACTTTACATTATCTAATTCTGTACAGCAACTTATAAACCTTAAAGGTATGCTGGAAGATATGGCTGGTCAAGTGTCTGGAGTAACTAGACAGCGTGAAGGTCAAATAGAGCAATACGAACAGGTAGGTAATCAAAAGCGTGCAGTAGTACAATCTGCTACTATAACTCGTTCTTGGTTCTGGTCTCACGACATGGTTAAGCAAGACGTGTTAATGCGTTGCGCTAACTTAATGAAAGCTTGTTGGTCTGAGGGTAAAAAGACTGCGACAGTGTTTGGTGATGGAACTTACAAGTTTATATCTATATTACCTGAAGTATCTTTAAATGACTACGGAGTATTCTTAGGTGACGGAGGTAAAGATGAAGAAATGAAGGCGGCTGTATCTCAGTTGGCTCAATCTGCTTTACAGTCTGGACAAATAGATATGCTTGACGTAATTAGAATATACAAGTCTGATACTATGACTGAAGCAGAGCATATACTTGAAAGAGGTTTAGAAGCTGCTAAAGAATTACAAGCACAACAACAAGAAGGTGCAATGCAACAAGCACAGGCTGAAGCTGAAGCTAAAGAGCGTGAATTACAAATAGAAGTTGAAATGAATCAGCTTGATAATGAGACTAAAATTAAGGTTGCAGAGATCCAGCATCAATCTAAATTAGAAACAGCAGAAATACTTTCTGATGACCAATATGGTACAAGAAGAGCAGACGCTGCATTAAGTCAAATGGAAGGTCAACTTAAAGGACAGGTTAAGAATTAAAAAAAAATTCGTAATATTGCAAAATGGAAGAAACAATGGAAAAAAAAGAGACATTAAGCGAAGAGGTAAAGGAATTTAATCCAGAAGCCTTCGCTGGACTTGACAACTTAGTAGAAAAAGTAGGTCAAGTTGATGAGCAAGAATCTACTGAAGAAGAGCCTACAGCTCTAGTAGATGAAACTGAAACTACATCAGAAACAACAGAAGAGGCAACTCAAGAAGTTGAAGAAGATGATGATTCAGATTTTGATTGGGGAGTAGAAGAAACTGAAGAAGAAACTGCAGCCGAAGTAGAAGAAGAAAAAGAAGATGACTGGGATTTTGAAGATCAACCAGAGGCTAAAGAAGAAACTACAGAAGAAAATACTGAGACCAATGAAGTTAATTGGGATGCAGTTGCAGAGCAACTTGGATTAGAAGGAGCATCTAAAGAAGACATCGTTAAAGCTTTAAATGCTAAAAATGAGCCTGAAGTTAAAAACGATACAATATCAAAATACGAAGGATACCTTCAGCTAACAGACAGAGAGCTGTTAGGAGCTGATATGAAAGCAACAGGTATGGATGAGTATGATGTTGA